AAGAGTTTTAGACCATCTTTTATGTAGCCTATCCAAGACCAAGGTCTATTGAATAAACCTAATCTTAAACCTAACATGGTTTAACCGAAGTATGCGATTACAGTTCCCGTTGCAAGAGTGAAACCTGTCCATCTTCCGAACATAGTTACCCCTTGTGGGAATGTATTACTTGAATCTATTGCGTCTCCGCTACCACCTGATGTACCTATAAAACTCGATGATTCAGGTGTTAAAGTTGTAAAAGTAGAATCTGCTAAAAATTGTATAGCAACAATAGTTCCTGATACAGCATCTGTGCCATCTTCAAAGACACAACCTGACTGACCTAATGCTACATTGTTAGATTCTAAAACTGAAAATTGTCTTAATGACATTTTAATCTCCTTGTATTTTAATCACTTACCGCCCAAGATAATTGACATTTGTGAAAAAGTGGGGGGCGGTTAAGCCCCCCTAATTTACGCTATATTAAGTAGCGTTTGTGAATTTGTATCCACGAGTAGCATTAACTAAAGCACCACCATAGATTGCATCAGCAACTACTTTAGTACCTAAATGGTCAACACTATACTCCGATTGCATCCTTACACCTTGTTGCATAGCAAAACCAACAGCAGATTTATCAAAGATGACACCACTTACATTAGTTCCACCAGTTCCAAGAGCATTAGTCATAACAACAGGCATTCCGTATGCTTTTTCAATCATACCACTACCGATTGCACTATCACCACGAGCATCCCAACGAACCAAACGATCTTCATGCAATAAATCAGCATAAACTGTTGGATTAACTGCGAATACTAAATTACCATCACGATAATCCATGTCTGCTTCACCTAAAGAAGCAAGAGCAGTTTGAAGTTCTGCTGATGTAATAATGTCATCAGTTGTTAAGGTATCACCGCTTGTGACAGTAATAACTTTACTTGCGATGAAAGCATCAATTTCTTTTGCTAAAGAATAAGCAAACGCTTCTGAATATTTAGCAACAAGCCCTTCATTCGCTTGAATAACAGCAAGGTCTTCAAAAATCTTTGAAGCATATTTATGTTGGTCAATCGTAATATCTGTAACTGATTCAGTCGTAGCGTCATAACTAATAGCGGTATTCTCTGCTTTTGTTTGAACAGCAACTTCTGAAAGAGAAGGAACGTGAATCGTATCACCTTTACCTTGCACAAATTCAGAATAATCATCAACTAATGGTCGAAAAACAAGTTTTCTTTCCAAATAACCATAAACATAGTCAGACCAAAGTTCAGGTATGAAAGCATCAACTTCTGTTAAACCTGTATTTCCAGCCCCTAAAGCACCATAACTCATATTTTTTATCTCCTATATGAATCCAATATTTCACTCCAATTTTTCTTACGATCTTCTTGTTTCATATCATGGATGTTGCCGAGTTTCTGTTTAGGAATCGTTCCCTGTCTATCAGGGGGGTTTTGTTTCCTTTCAGAAAATTCACTAACAATATCTAATAAAACATCCGTATCAACATTGGAGAATTTTTCTCTTTTTGATTCAGGAAGTTTTGATAAAGCATCTTCTCGCAATTTCGCATCCATTGATTCCCATCTTTCCTTAAAAGGTTTATAGGATTCAACTTCTTTAGAAAGTTCGGCATTTAATTCTTGCCATTTTTCAGCTTCAGCGAGTTTAGCCTTTCTTGCTTCCTCTTTTTGGTGTTCAAAAGTTTTAAGTTCATCTCTAAGTTTATTTCTCTCATCAATGACTTCATTCAACCTTGAACGTGGTATATCATTTGCTTCGGGTTTTGTCCCTTCTTCCTGTTTTACATCTGTTTTGATGTTTTCTTCTGACATTTTGACCTCTTTAGTGAGTTATGAATTAACAAGACCTATTTATCTTATATAGTTCTTGTATTAAATCTATGCGTAATGTAAGTTACTTATATACTCTAATGCAAGAAAAAAATTACCAATTTAAAAGAAAGTGGTTTGAGTATCTCGGATACGAGCCACATAATGGGCAATTAGCGTTACATTTTCCCCAAAAACCTAATTCAAGGTTCCATGTTATGGTATGTGGGCGAAGGTTTGGGAAAACATGGGCAAGTGCTATGGAAGCCACTTATGTAGCATCTCAACCTAATAAGAGAATTTGGGTTGTTGGTATGTCATATAAAAAGGCTCGCCTTATCTTTAGAGAGATATGGCAACGCATGGTTGTTGGTCACCCTGAAGATATTATTAGATCATCTGAAAAGGATATGTATATCAAATTTAAGTGGGGGACTACTGTTGAAGGTATGTCTGCTGATAATCCTGATTCGCTTGTTGGTGAAGGATTAGATTTGTTGGTGATTGATGAAGTTGCCAAAATGAATAAAAAGATTTGGGATATGTATTTATCACCAACTGTGGCAGGTCGAAAAGGGAAAGTAATTTTTATTACAACCCCTGAAGGAAGAAATTGGATTTACGACCTATATAAACTTAGTGAACATGATGATTTATGGGAGAGCCATACTGCCCCTTCGTGGGTAAATCAATATGAATTTCCTGAAGGACTCAATGATGTTGCTATTATTGAACGTAAGAGAAATATGTCACCTGAACTGTTTGCTCAAGAGTTTGGGGCAGAATTTTCAATATTTGAAGGGAAAGTATGGGATTTTAACAGAGATTTAGATGTTGGAGACTTTCCCTATGATCCTAACTTACCGACATATTGTTCTATTGACTTTGGTTATAGAATGCCAGCAGTTATTTTTGCACAGACTCAATGGATAGGCGATATAGAACATATTAGAATATTTGATAGTATTTTGCATAAGCATAATGTTAAAACAGAAGATTTAATCAAGATGATTAAAACAAAGGGGTACCCAATAACTTCATATTATGGTGATCCTGCTGGTAGTTCTGTCCAAGGGCAATCAGGGGCAGGAGATATGGAGATATTTAGACGAAGTGCTATCAGAGTATTATGTATGAGAGATAGAGAGAGCAGGAATATAACTGCAAGTGTTTCTTATGCAAGGGGTTTTTTCTCAAGTGCTGATGGGACAAGAAGGATTCATGTTGATTTGAGATGTAAAGATGTCATTGAAGATTTTGAAGAATACCGCTACCCCGAAACAGAAGATGGTAAACCTATTAAAGAAGAACCAATTAAGGATGGTTTCCACGATCATGGCAATGATGCCTTTAGATATTTCATAACAAATAGATTCCCAATCAAGAATAGAACAATGCAAAGGATTCAAAGATGATTAGTCAATTAATAAAAGATAAGTTACAGGAAGTAAAACTGAAGCAATCTCATGAAAAGAGAAAAGAGATTCGTAAGTATTTAGATTACTATTCAGGAACATCAACAAATGAGTATATTAGACAATACTTTATGGGAGATGCCTTCGGAGAAATTCCACCTTCTTTAACGAACTTTACACGAAAATTTATAAACAAAATAAGTCGTATCTACACTTTAGGTGCATCACGAACAACAGGAAATACAACAGAACTTTATAATAGTTTAATCCCTACTAAAGATGTTCGGATGAAACACGCTGAAAGAATGACTCGCCTTGTTGGAACTATTGCTAACCGAGTATATTGGGAGAATGATAGATTTGATTACAGACCAATATACTACTTTGAGTCATACTTTGGGACAAATCCTTTTAAACCCGATGCAATAGTCTATCCACTATTGAATAAAACATCAGACCTTTCTAATACTGAATCTTTACAATGGGAATATTGGGATGCGGAGAAGTATGCCATTCTCGATGAATATGGTAATGCTTCAAGTGAAGAAGTGAATCCTTATGGCAAAATTCCATTTGTATTCACGCACAGAGAAGATCAGCTTGATTCCTTCTATGTTGAAGGGGCAAGTGACATCATAAATTGCAACGAGCAAGTTAATATCGGATTAACTGAAATGAATCTTGGCTTGAGGTTTAATATGTTTGGTCAGCCTTGGGTAAAGGGGCTAAGAGCAGACCAAGGAATGCTTAGGGCAGGCTCTAATACAATTCTTGATATGGGTGATGATGGAGAATACCATGTAACTTCACCACAAGGAAATGTTCAAGAAGCGATAGAGAATATTAAGTTTCAAATTGAACTTGTAGCATCAAATAATCATTTATGGATTCAATGGGCAGAATCAGGCGGTGAAGTACCATCGGGTATTTCTTTAATGATTAAAGACCTTGAAAGAAAAGAAGATTATTTCGATGATATTGCAATGTGGAGATTATATGAAAAAGATTTTTATGACGTTGAGAGAACTATTGCGGAATACAATGGTATTCATCTATCTGAAGAGTTTGGTGTGGATTTTGCAGAAGTTGAATACCCAACCACAGTCCAAGACCAAATCTTGAGAGATACGTTTGATTTGGATCAGAATTTAATTACTCGTGCCAAAATTATGGTAAGAGACAATAAAGACTTAACAGTCGAACAAGCACAGGAGATTATTGATGCCAACAGAACAGCAAACGAAAAAGAAAATAAACAGTCAATCTTTGCTCAATTCCGTCAGGAAGCTGGACAAGATCAATAATGTCGAAATAGAATTTGATGGTTCAGTAAAAGATATTCTTGATGACCCTATTGCTTGGGGAGAAAGACAAGTCGAGAAGTTTATTCTTGAGAATCAAAGTAAATATTTAGAAGCAAAGAAACTTGGGGAGGATTTTTGGAATGAAGTTAGAGATGAAAGTTAATTTCGATTTTGGCAAACTCGCTGACGATCTGCCTAAACTTTTAGATAATTATGCACATAGAGTCTCTATATCATCCGCAGATAGGGCTAAAGAAGCCATTGATAGTGGTAAATTTACCCCATTGGCAGATTCTACAAGAGAGATACGAGAAAAGGGTCAATCTCCTGCATCGGGTAGAACCGCTACCAATTCATTCAAGCCACTTGTCCATACTGGAAGATTAAGAAATAGTATTAAAGGGACTAAGGATGGTATCGAAATGCTCGAATATGGAAAGCATCATTTAAAAGA